TGTGTGGTGGGTAAAGGTAGACCTACAAGCGGCTATGTATACCCATGCCGCACGTCAAATCATATCACCAGACGTGAGGGGGTGTATCTTCCGGTTCATCAAGAAGAAGAAACCGCTACAGTGGGACCAACTAATCCTCAAGTCGGGTAAGTTAACCGAACGCAAGGACGTACCCAAGATAACAACCGGGCGGGAGTATCGCACAGCCCTATGGGTTAAGTCCGCTATGGACATCCTACGATGTGACAAGTATGATGGATACAACGCTGTGCTTGCCGTATGGAGGGACGATACATCCGAACTTGGGGTAGCATCGGACTTTGCCGGACGCGTGAAGAACCTGTTCCGGGCTGCCGAGGGTGCATACTATAACCTGCTGACGTTGCTGGACATGTCCAAGGCATTCTTTTGGGACGTAAGGGTGGGCTTCTCCGCTGAACAGTTGGACACGGTAGTTGACCACATCCTATACCCAACCATGTTGGACATGTATGACATGGACACCCCATACCCCACGGGGCTGGGCTGTGCATGGGCTCAATGCGAACGGTGTGACTTCAATCAGCCATGCCTGTTGGCACAGCGGGGTGTATACCCATCCGAACTACTCGAGGTATCATACCGCACGCGGGAGGACATAGAAGATGAAGCTCGTAACGCTTGATGGATTAAAGGAACGCAGTAAGTGGTTGCGGGTGTTGGCATATGGACCTGCTGGATGTGGTAAGACGTGGCTGTGTGGTAGCGCAGCAACGGATTCGTTTACGTCTCCAGTGTTGTATGTATCCTATCGGTCACAGTCCCAGTCGTTGGCACACATGGCTGGTATATCGGACAAGAGCCTGGTGCACCTGGAAATCGAGGAGTTTACTGACCTCAACTGGGTGTTGTCGGCGTTGTTCGTTGGTATCAACAAGTACCCAGACCTCGAGAAGGTGTGGGACATGCGTGGGTTGACGTGGCCTCCCAAGACCGTGGCATTTGATTCTGTTACGGAGATGCAACGGTACGAGGTGCTTAGGTTGGGTGGTAACAAGGATGCCATAAACGAGGCAAAGATTGCCTCCAGCATACAGATGCCTAAGTGGGATGGGTGGGGACAGGTACTCAACGAATTTACCATGTTCGGTAACAAGGCATTCAACATGCCATTCCACATCGTGATGACATGCCTACAACATGTCAAGGTAAAGAAGTTGGATGACGGGGAGACCATAATTGATTCAATATCCCCAGCATTACAGGGGCAGGGTCGGCAGATCTTTCCGTCCACATCGGCTACTGTTATGTACATGAAGGCCCGGCCACCTGGTCGTACAGTGTTGTATAATGGGGTAGAGGAGCCGTGGTACACTACCGGGTATACAGCCGTATCATCCACCACGTTTGCACGAGACAACACCGCGGTCTTCCCGACTGAGATACACAACCCAACCATACCACGCATGGCTAAGATGTTACATCGTGCATGGGAGGAGTCGTTATAATGAAAGGTAACCTGGACTTGAGCTGGACGATACTACTGTTGGTCATGATGGTCATGATACTGTGGTTGGGTATCGAGAATGACCACCTTCGCAAGCGTACATACACAGCGGAGGAACAGGCCACGGAATTGGGAATCGAATTGCGCGTGCTCAGAGAGGACTATGACATGATGGAAATAAACTTTGAGATGTGCATGTCGGAAGGAGGGCAATGAAGCGTATTATAATTGTTGGTGGCGAACGGGCAGGCAAGGCCTGCTCATTTCATAAACGTGTGAAGGAGTTACAAATGGCGTATAATGAAGACGAAGAAGTCTTGACGTTGTCTGGTGATACGGTTATTGACCTAACTGATGCGGAGTTCAAGCCTGTGTCTGAGGGCTGGCATCCCATACAGTGTGAGGAAATCACACCCACCAGGTCCAAGGCAGGAAACGGAATGCTCAACATCAAATCCCGCGTCCAAGACCCTGACCCTGAAATGGGGAGCATCCTGTACTTCCGTACCATGTTGGAAGGACGGGGCACTGGGTACACGTTCGAGTTCTTCAAATGTATTGGGTTCGTACCTACCAAGGACACCACGGTTGATGACATGGTTGAGAACATTCAGGATGCGTACTTGGATGTCCTGGTTGAACACCAGGAGAATCCCAACACTGGTAAGTTGCAAGCGAACGTTGCTAATTACCGGAAGTTATCACCGGTCTCCACAGGTCCGTCACTAGGCGTATAGTATGGACCGGCTCTTTGAGGGAGCCGACCAAACAGCGTTAGTGGAAATTGCGGTTCTCCGTCGCAACGATACCACATCGTGGATGGAGAGCCGCTACATTTCTGCATCGGACTGGGAGGCGGTCTCCCAGGAATACCACGGGAAGGTTGATGTGTTCTTTGGACCCGCGTTGAGGTCCCGAAACGCATCGACCAAGGATGCTGTGCTATCGAGCAGGGTGCTATGGATTGACTTCGATGAAAAGAAACTGGCACCCTGTCCCTTGACACCAACGTATGCAGTATCGACGGCACACGGGTCGCACCTATATTGGTTACTCGACAGATACATATCGCCGGAAGAGACGGAAGAGTTGAATAAGGTGTTGGTCGGAATCATCGGCGCTGGAGCAGACAACTGCTGGAACGCCAACCGATACCTTAGGATACCCAATACCATCCACGGCAAAACCAACACTCGGATAGAGTTGAAACGTCGGTCCAATGTCACGTATACAACAGATGACATACGTGCTATCGGTGCACTAGACCGCAAAGTGAAGCACAAGATACTGACCAACGACAGTAGGGGATACACAAGCCGGAGCGAACGGGACTGGGATGTAATCAACGTACTCATATCCCTGGGCATGACAGACAATGCAATACGAACCATCTTCAATACCATGCCCATTGGTATCAAGTATCGGGAATCACCAGACCCCCAGAACTACCTCGATAGGACAATCAGAAAGCTCCGAGAGAAAGTCAATGTCATATCGTTAAAGGACGGCATAGTGGAATCACGCAACGCATGGTGGGAGAAGAAGGGACGGGGTGAACGACAGTTGTCTACCTTCACCTTTGAACCCACCACACTACTCCGTCGTGACCAGGGTGATGCAATGATAGGCATAATACGGGCACAGGGTACGCCACAGGTGTGGGATGGAGCCATCTTCACACGCCAGGCGTTCCAGTCCGTGTCGGCCATGGCAAAGCAGTTACCCAACGTCAACTGGCAATGGCTCGGCAATGATGGTGACGTGCGCAAGTTGTTACCGTACCTTGTCGAGCAGATGCGCACGAAGGAAGTGCATGATGCTAGGGGGGTAGATGCCGTGGGTAGGTACGGTCCATACTTCGTGTTACCGGACTTCTGTATGTCCACCACGGAGGTGTACCGCCACCCATCGGGTCCTATTGTACTCGTACCCGGCGCCATGCCCCCACCCACAATATACCATGCTGTGCCATGCGACCCTGGAAAGGTCCGGGATGCACTCGACATGCTGGTACAATGTAACATACCAACAGTGTCGTACCCCCTCATGGGGTGGTGGCTGGCAAGTGTGGTAAAAACGGAGGTTGAAGCACATGGATATAGATACCCTGTCCTTAATGTCTTTGGCACTCGAGGTAGTGGCAAGACAACCTGGGTTCAATCACTCATGCGACTGTACGGGTATGTCAATCCAACTACGTTTGATTCCACGACAACCCGCTTTGTTATGCTCGCACTCCTTGGATGTTCACGCTCACTGCCTGTGTCGCTCAGTGAGTTTCGAGATTCCAGTGGAAGAGAGTACCTCAGCCGGTATGTTCGACTATCGTATGACCTTGGTCACGACCCACGTGGGCGACCGGACCAAACTGTCACTGACTATCCACTCACCACTCCGCTGGTGATAGACGGGGAGGACAGCCTCGATGACCCAGCAGCACGAGAACGGGTGATTGCGGTACGTCTACGACAGAAGAACATAGACGAGGGTACGTCGTGTGCCTTGGCGTTCGATGAGTTTAGCGGCATCAAAACAGAGGGGATAGGCACAGCGTGGATACGGTACACCCTTGGTGTGGACATGGGCAAGGCCCTGAAACGTGCTGAGGGTATCATGCGGACCTCGTTCCCTGAACGCTTACCCCACCGAATACGTCGTAACTATACGATGGTTGTGTTGGGGCTGTGCCTTGCGAACTCGTACTGTGGGTTCGAACTACCTGACATACGGGAGGCACTAATCGAATCAATGCAGAACGTATATGACCCTGCCACAGGACGTGGTAAGTTACACGTCGATGATATGGTAGAGGCCATTGTTAATGAAGCAGCACGCAAGACAACATACTTCCACTTTGAATACAAAGAAAGTACCAACGTGCTGTACTTCCACCTGGGTACGTGCATCCCGTGGTACCTTGAACGGGTACGACGACAGAACCGCACAACCCTAGGAAGGGACGCACTAACCGCACAACTGGAGGAGGTGGCCTACATGGTAGACCCCAAAGTAATCGACAACAGGTGGTACTACGGGGTAGACATACTGGAGGCATCGGCTGTGCTAGACGTGCCATCAAAGTTGGACATCACAACTATCCACATGACATTCTAGGAGGGCCTATGAATATGAAGATTGATGACCTTCGAATACAGGCACAAGGTAAGCAACCTGACAGGGTAAAGATTGCACTGTCCATGCTAAAGAAGTGTGCTGTCATGAACGATAGCCTACACTTGTGGGCATGGGTCGAATACAGGCCCTGTGGGCATTACTTGGAACCTGTTGCATTACAGCAGGCATTGCAAAAGGCATGCCCTGAACGGACGACGGTAGAGGATGTTTGCGTCCTCGTGTGGAACTTCACGCGCCAGATACTAGGACATGATTCGGTTAGGGTGCGTGTTACAGGCGACTCCCCATCCCACTTCGTAATTGAATGTAAGAAGGGGAGACTAAGGAGATAGAACATGCAGGGTGTAGAAATTAAACGAGAGGTATCTTGGACAGGGGTAGCATTGATAGGTGGCTACATAGCTGCCCAGTTGGTAGCGGATGTGTCCGCTGTCAAGTTGTTGGATGTTGGTGGTGTTGTGTTGCCAGCGGGAACGTTCATCTTTGCATTGACGTTCACACTGCGTGACCTGATACACCGCAGGTATGGGGGAGTTACGGCACAGCGGGCCATCACGATGGCTGTTGTTGCTAACATCTTCCTGTCATTGTATACGTTGTTAATGGTGGGGCTCAGGGCCCCTGTGTGGTGGGAAGGACAAGCGGCGTTCGCTGCTGTGTTCTCCGTCGTACCACGAATAACCATAGCATCCATCGTTGCCGAGTGGGTGTCCGAGACAGTGGACACCTTTGTATACGAGGTAGTGTGGGGGTGGGGTGCATCACCAGCAGTACGTGTGTTGGCATCCAACGCTGTGGGCCTGGTACTTGACAGCATATTGTTTACGCTGATAGCGTTCGGTGCGGCTGGGATGTGGCAGGTGGTTACTGGTCAGGTTATCTTCAAGGCGTTGGTTACTATAGCGTCCGTGTGGATGATTGGCTTGGTAAAAGGAGACTAATGTTACCAGAAGAGGACATGGAATTTCTCAACAGCCGGCAACAAAAGTTCTGGGACTTCTACCTAGCAGCACTGGAGAAGTCGAAGTCAATAGCCGACCAACGGAGTGATGAGTATGATAGGGAGACCACCCCCACATACTATCGCTTAACGCCTGAGGGCATGTTACACGAAATCGAGAAGAAGGCTGGGCGTGTTCGGTCAGTCATTAACATGGACTGGCGTACAACAGACCCGAAACTTCGGGAACAGATGCGCAAGGAGATACCTGACATCATCAACTATGCATGTTTCCTTGACGCTGCACTACGGATGTGGGATGACCGAACAACATGGACTGGCCTCAGGGCTGGTGACGAGGTTACAATAGGAGGGTAGTATGGAGTTTGCTGTAATTACAGCACCCAAATTCACCCACCAAATCGCAAAGGGCAAGTACCACATGGTGCTTGCCCAGTGGGTCTTTACGAGGGCTGCGTATTCAAGGTACTATGCCGAATCATTCAGGCAAGAGGAGTGTATCGTCATACTGGACAACGGTGCGTTCGAGAGACGTTCTGTATCACCTAAGACGTTGACCGATGCGTGTCGTATGGTTCGGGCTGATGTTGTTGTACTTCCTGATGTACTGTATGATGGAATTGAGACATGCAGAAAATCCTGGGATGCGTTGGCGTCCCTCAATGGTGTAGCCGGGGCGGTGATGTTTAACCCGCAAGGCAACACCCTTGATGAATACCTCAGTACCTTAGACCAGTGGATGGATACATGGGTCAAGTATGATATGGATAAGAAGTTTGAACTATGGATAGGTTGGTGCCAGAACCGTACCAAGGGAGCGTTCTGGCGTGGTGAGGCGTGGGAAGAGATGAAACCCCTCGTAGGTGACAGGAAGATGCACCTGTTGGGGGTAGCACAGCCGGAGGTGTTCTTCTATAAGATGTTACCAATGGCATTGGAGATACCCAACGTGGTCGGTGTGGATACATCACTACCATTCCAACTAGGGTATTCTGGCAGGCTGCTCGGACCACACTCACCCAAGATACCCCTGAAATTGAGGCACCAATACAAGTCAATCACCCCTCAGGCAACTAACCTGATACACGTGAACGTGCAGCTCATGAAGGCGTGGTGTTGGGGTAACACACAGGTTGGCAAGATACCTAAGCGGATGTTGGACACCATAGCGTACAATCAATACTATGGTCGTCCATTCTCCAACTTGTTTGCCGAGTTACAATTCCTGGGCATGCCTGATGGGTACTATGTGGACAACGAGAACCACCTGACGTACTGCCACTCCAAGGAAGAAGCGGCACTACTTCCGGGTACGGTGATGAGCTATGTGCCCTAAGATTGAAAGAATTCCCAATGGTACAGTTGGCACACATTTCGTACCACCTGAGGGTGACCCAGCTACTGCGAAGTACGTAATCATCGGGGAGGCACCCGGACAAACGGAGTATGCACAGCGGCGGCCATTCGTTGGTCGCGCAGGCAAACTACTCAATGCGTTCATGGACATGGTTGGTATCAACCGAGAGGAATGTTACCTCACCAACCTGTCCAAGTGGCGACCACGTAACAACACCATGACGGCTGACATAGCCATGGAGGTACAGGATTCATTGTTGATGGAGTTGGTCGCCGACGTGCCGATAGACACGCCCATACTCGTAACGGGTAAGTGGTCTCGGGAGGCGTTGGTACCACACACCACTGGTAAGCCTGTGCTAACTGGTCGGCGGTGGTATGAATCGGTAACGGGGCACAGGGTGCTGGCCACTGTACATCCAGCATACGTCGTGCGTAACCTAGAACAATCACGGCTGTTGTACTTTGACCTTCAAAAGTTAAAGAGGGGCCCCATCGCTGTGCCCTCCCCACACTACCATGTAATCCGGTCACACACAGTACTTAATGACTTCATACAGCACCTAATGCAACCGAGGTACGATGGGACATACGTATCGTTTGACCTGGAAACTGACCAGATAGACTACCAACGTGACCGCGTGCTGTGCATTGGGATAACATATGACGAGGAGTCAGCCGTCATCATCCCTGATGGGTACATATACAACAGCGACGCGTTCGACCAATCCACGTACACACCTGGGGACGAGATAACACCTGACATGGTGGATAAGGATGCGAGATACTTCCTCGACCAACTGTTTGCACTCGACCACATCAAGTGGGTAGCACACAACGGGAAGTTTGACCTCCGGTTCATGAGGGCACAGTTGGGGGTGGGGTCAGCACGTGTTGACTTCGATACCATGCTGGCGCATTACGTACTGTGGGAGGAGAAGGGTACACACGGTTTGAAACAACTGTCGGCTGACTACCTCGATTTCGACCCGGACTATGAGGACGAGGCAACGCAATGGATACCTGGTGGCAGGTCCGGCAAATACTCGAACATACCAAGGAAGGTACTATATCCATACTGTGCGTTGGACACCGAGGCAACCCGAAGCCTGGCATACATCTTCGAGAAGGACATGAAACAACAGGGGCTGTACGAAAAGCCGTTCATGTTCCCTGTCATGTCATACGTGGAGATGTTGTTGGAATCTGAACTGGCTGGCTTTCCTGTGGACGTACCACACGTCAAGTGGGTGGACGAGTTCGACATCCAACCTGCGCTGGACAAGGCGTTACAGGACATCAACGAGGTAGCGTATGCCGTGTCCATACCCAAGTACAACCCTGAGATGTCCAAGGAATTGAACATCCTAAACAAGGGGAAGGTACGGGACTTGTCGAAGCGTGACCAAGAGAGGCGGTTGTATCTCAAAACACTTGCAAGGGCTATGTTGGGGGAAGTAAACCCGAACAGCTCGCAAGTTATGGCTGGGTTGATATACGATGTAATAGGCATACCTACAGTTGAGGCACGTACCATATCCAGGGGCAAGAAGTTGAAACCCCGCAGTACAGCCAAGGAAGCCCAGGATAAAATGATTGATGAGTTCCGGACTGCAATACAAAAGGTACTTATCAAGAAACACGAGGACATGCTTCGGGACACGTTGGACATGGGTGATGCAAACCTGGACAGGTGGTCTAGGATGCGCACAGCCGACGGTAAAGAACACCTGGACTTGTTGTTGAAGGCATACTGGGACCACCTGGATGGGGTATGGCTACCTAACTGGTGTAAGCCAGTCAACTTACAATTCATACGAAACCTGAAAGTGTACAGACGAATCCTTAAAATGCGTAATGGGTACGTTAAGCCATTCCTGAGGTTGTTGGGTACAGATGGTAGGGTACATACACGGTATGCCATACATGGAACGGTAACGGGTAGGTTGTCTGCGTCTGGACCGGCACTCCAAACTATCCCACGGGACGACGAGCATTGGGGTAAAGCAATCTCCGACATGTTCGTGGCACCAGAGGGATGTCAGTTGGTGTATGCCGACTTCTCGCAATGTGAGTTGAGGATAGCAGCACACCTGTCACAGGACCCGTTCATGATAGAGTCATTCAACAAGGACGATTCAGACTTTCATTCGGAGGTTGCTAAGACAATATATGGACCAAACTTCACCAAAGAACAACGAAACTGGTACTGTAAACGAGCCGTGTTCGGGTGGCTGTACGGAGGAAACGTTTACGAGATTGCTCGTGACGCTTTACGGTTCCCGGATGACATGGCGCGTAAGTTTGCGGACGACTGGGAATCAACGTTCGCTGTCGCGGCTGAATGGCGTGAGGAACAAGGACGCCTCGCTGTTAAGACTGGGGTCATCACATCCCCATTCAACCGGAAGCGACGGTTCCTAGCCATCAACAACAGGAACAAGATTGACGTGATACATGCCGGACAGAACAATCCCATACAATCGGGAGCGGCTGATGTCACATTGATATCTGCGCTGAGAATGACGGAGATGTACAAGGACATTCCAGACGTAGTGTTGGGGGTATCGGTTCATGATAGCATCATCTTCTTTGCGCCAAATGACCTGGTACCCTGTGTAGCGAAGGACCTTCAACGTGTGATGGTGAGCACAGCGGGGGAATACTTCCCATCCGTACCACATAAGGCGGATGTCAAGTTTGGGAAACGATGGGGGTCATTGAAAGACTATGATGAGGCAAGATACAAACCCGTTCAGTAGCCTTACCAGGATGGATAAGTTAGCCATTGCGCTGGTGGAGTGTAACCTCCGGGTAAGGATAAACAAGGTTGGAATACTGAGCCTGGGCATACGAACTTCCGACAAGACTGTGCTGCGCCACACCAGGGACATGTCAGTACCGCACAAGAACATAACCAATGCCACCCGTACCATTTGTGAGTTCCACATGGTACGGGAACCAGACGTGATACTGTTCTGTAACAAGTTCATACCGCTGTGCCCAAAACGCAGAGGTGTGCTCGAAGCGTGCTTGGCATATGCGTCCAGTAATGACCCCACGGAGATGGCTGACCTATACTTTAAAGTATCAGGTGAACAAACCAAAGCCGACTCGATATAGTACGGGGTCAAAAAGCCGGGGCAATGCACAGGCCCCGGCTATTTTCTTGCCATGTATTCTACAAGCACTTCCTCTGGTTGATACATCATGTGTACATCCCAAGGGTCAGCCCACCTGATGCTTGGCGTTAACCATTCGTCAGTAATCTTGTCCCATGCCATGTCATAATGTAGGTGGTCTCCGGTTCGCCAATCCGCAAATGCCCCTAATTCGGCTCCAGGGGTGACAATCGTACCAACACCCACAATCGGTACAATATGGGCATAACGTACCCATACAGGCCGCCACAGGGTCATCTGGCGCACTACCACCATTGCATTTCCGTACCAATCCGGGTTTACGTGGGTTACTTCCCCGTATGAGGATGCGTACACCTTCAACCCCAACTCACGCTCGATGTCCCCATATGGCGCAACGTCTAGGTTAATGTCCCACCCGCTGTGCCTATACCCATTGTTGAGTTTCCCATCCAGGCTGTGCCTACTGGCAGCATACCAATCCTCGTATGGGAACTGGTCTGTTCCAGTGGGTAGGACCCACTTAGCTCCCTCGGGCTGTACGTACCCGAACAAGTCGTTGATTTCATCCCCAGTTAGGCGCTGGCCACCGGATACAGGACGGAACATCCACTTTTTCGCTAAGGGATTCCAGGTTACCACAAGGTAACCATTCTCCCCCTGAAAGTTTTCCTTTGTCCATGCCATCATGTCCTCCTACCTAATAAATTACTGCGTCATATAAAACCACGTCTTGTAGGACAGTCCCATCCACGGTTAACTTCTCCACCTCATTACGCTTCTGATCCATGGTGTACTTGAGCACCCTAGTTGAATAGCCCGCCTTTGATATAGTTACTGTGTGTGGTGTTTTTTGTGTTACTAGATCCCCATTAGGGCTTTTTAAGTTTCCGTCGCCGTATGTTTCAGGATCCCTGGTTATCTCCTTGCCCAATATATACATTGGTATACCGGCCTGATCCCCAACCTCACACGCAACATTATAATCATCGTGGACCGTGATAGTATTCCCTGTGTTGGACTTTATAGCCTTTCTCATTCCCGCATTAACACCTCCGCTTATCATTATCTCTTTGCCTTGGTGCTCGTTTGTAGTCCAGCTTTTGGAGTTATCCGTTATCTCATTAAACGATCTACCCGTTATTGATATATCTTCGCCATATAAATACCCATCTGCATTACTTGTCCCACTGTATTGCTCTACCCCTTCCACATCGTCGATGGTTACTGTTGCTCCTGATATTCCATCACCATTATTATCTACTACCCGTAATACAAACGAATGATACAAGTATATAACTGGCCAATAATTTTGGTTTGTCGCGTATTCTCGCCAATACATATAAGGGGTGTTGCTGCTTCTGTATGGACACTCCATATCATACATATAGCAATCCCCCGAATCGTCAGCCAATCTACTCTTAGCAAGTATCTCCCCGTTTGCATGTACCCAATTTACTCTAAGCCGGTAATGTGTTCCGTATGTATATGAGTTTGGATAAATCGCGTATGAAGTACGTGTTTGCCCGACCATATCCCACGACTTAACACCCGTACCGACAATTAACATCTGCGGGGTTTTGGCCCGATATATATAATCATTGGTACTCATGTTTATATTCGCGCCGTCCTCAAGGGCGGTTTGTTCAAATACGCATCCGTTTGGATATATTCTAACATCACCGAAAACACCGTTTACAGTTCCCCACCCCTTCATCTTACTTACTATCCTGCCCCCGTAAAATATAGTGTTACTGTACCAATATATATTTGCCTCCATATACAACTGTACAAGTGTGCAAGCATTTCTGTACCCGCTGGCATGGGCTTCTCCAAACGTGACCGTTACGCCCGATGCGCTAGCGTTTTCATACCCGCCTAATAATATAACCGTCTGTCCTTCGACGGTTAAACTGCCCGCACCTGTGTCCGTGATATACAAACTGCCATTCAGTACAAACGTTGTGCCATCATAATAAGCATACGCCCCATATCCATCAGATACTATCTGATCGTAGATGTCCTGTAAATCGACGTTTCCATCAAAATCAACTAATAATCTACCCCCTAGCTCCGGATCCAATCCCCCTGGTAGTGGGTAAGTTGCGGCAACTAGCATATACCATGTGTATTGGGACCTGCTTGGGTCCTCGTCAACGGTATATGAATTAGTAGCCGTGGTTGTTGTCCAGGTTCCAGGTCCGCACCTGTGGGATCCTACGTAATCACCGGATACTTTCGTAAGTATTACCACATAATGGGTTGCGCCCGAAACTGCATCCCATGTTAAGTCTGCCTGCTTATCGGTTGCGGTTGTGATAAATGAATCTTCTACCGACCAATCGCTTCTTAATAAATTAGATTTCAAAAAGTATGTGGAGTTTTGATCTTGTGCTAATACCCTCCAATAATATGTAGTGCTAGCATCCAGATCACCCCCCGCCTGTACTGTCGATCCCGTATTGACTGGCGTACTTAACGGCCCCGTTACATCTATGCTCATTTCAACTTCTCTAGTTGCTCAATCTTTTTCTCTAGGTCCTCGATCTCGTCCTGCCTAGCGATACCCTCATAATACTGCCTTCCGATTTCGATAAGTTCTCCATCGCTAGGTTTTCCCATGGCCTTTATCTCGGCTAGTTCCTTCTTCAAGGCTTTCAAGTCTACTTCTTTTTTGACTACCGTAACCTCGTAAATCTTCCCATCCTCTGTTATGTAAGTCATTTCCGTGCCCTCCGTGCTTAGTGTTTGTCTGCGTGTTCGTACCAGTCTATCCACGTACTGATGTCAGCGGAATCACCGCCGTCGTTGTTGGTCATACGTAGCAAGTACTGTACGTTCTGTTTTAGCATGAGTTCATTTCGACCACCACCCACAGCCCCTCCAACGTCTGCCTTAAAGAAAGACCCGGATGTACCAAACTGTTCATGAATGAGCCTGGTTCCAAGGCTGGATACCACAAACGATACAGACACAGCCGTGAGGGGTGTGTTGGCACTGTTCCTATTCATGTTAAAGGGTGTCAATACTGTTCCATTGTATGATGTGACCACTGCTTCATAGAACTCCACGGTGGTCTGCCTGTTGGACGTAACGTGTAGCGGAAGGGACAGGTGTGGCCACTTGGTGGTGTTGGATACAGCAAGCAACAACTGCCTGTGCTCCCCTGCCACCACATCCTCGGACTCCGAATAGGCATATCGACTACCACTGTGTATTTCGTGGTGTTCATACTCTATGGTTTCCAGGACGTTGGTACTTGCGTCTATACGTACATCATCAGTCTCACCAGCCCCACTCCCCCACCTCGCAAGTAATAGTTTCCATTTACTCATTAGAATATTCTCCACTCTTCTGTTGTTTCGAAGATGATGATAATGCTTTCACCATCGCTAAGGACCTGGGTGGTCTCCCCGTCAATCTCCTCAGCCCCATCACCGTCCACAGTTAAGTCATTTCCAGAACTGCCACAGTTTGTAATATGGAACCGCTGTCCGTCTACACCTGCTGGCAGGGTTAATGTCCACGCTCCACCATCTGTATTGCAGAATATTGCATCGTCCGAAACCAGTGCTGTGTACGTGGTCGTCTGCCTGGTTGTCTGGACCCTTCGCCCGGCGTTGGATATTACACTATCAGCGAATGTTGCAGGTACCCCTACGTCCAAGGTCTCGGCAGAGGCGTCTACCAACACCGCAGTCTTGGTATCCGAATTTACCTGGAAGTCGTCTATGGCCCCGTTACCACTACCATTATTAACGATTAGCCCTGCCTCTATGGTAGACTGCCCAGTCGTCCCGCTGGTAACAGTAAGCTTCTTGCTGGTGGTGTCTACCTGGACAACGTTTGTTCCATCGGACTGATTGATGTTAAGAGTGTCGGTTGAGTTGGCAGTGGGTTGGACAATCAAATCCCCATTGGCGTCAACAACTACCAGGTCAACTCCACCGCTAGTCTGCACCTCCACGATGTTTGCAGTTTGCGCTGCATCGGCCTTTACTGTTAACTGTACTTCATCCTCTGACCCTTCAACTGTGGCATCATTTCGGAGGAGCGTTGCACCAGTTACGGATAGTGTTCCTGCGATGTCTGGATTAATAGTGGAGATGATGTCTGTTCCATCTCCAATAAGCACAGCGCCAAGGGTGGACGCATCATAGTCTTCCCAGTCGGCAGCCCCGCCACGGATTATCTCTCCCCTGGTGTACTCATTAAGGTCCTCAAGTGGAAGCCCGGACTGTACATCCCAGTTGGAGCCGTCATCCCTCGCATAATTCCCAGCAGACGCAGGTGCAGGGAGATGTCTGGTCAATGCAGCATCCTCTATGTCAGATGCGTGAAGGTTAGCGTCCGACATGTCATGCGCACTCCTGTCACCCTGTAGTGGCTCCCCTCTATTTGCTGCCATCTAATCTCCTAACTCTACGTCAGACGTATGGACACTATCGTTCTCTGCTGCACTTTCATAACTAACCCCAAAGGGGTGGGCGGTGTCATCTTCTGCAGCGTCCTCGAACTCCACATCATACGTATACATACCCAGGGAAATGGGTACAGCCTGTACACCCCTTTGTACCACACCGCCACAATTGCTCGGGATGCTGTCTGTGTATGGTGCCGACCCCGCATTAGCCCCAGCAATTCCAGTAGGGGAGGTATCCAATTCACCCTCCAATACACCTACCGCATGGGTACCTAGTGTCAAGCCTACAATCATGTTATTTGAGTCAGTTCCACTATACTGACAACACGATGTGGGTACTGGGGAGATTGAGCTGGGCGAGTTCCTTGTGGCCCATTCGTCATCCGTTGAATACATCTTGTCCCCAGATAGTAACCGCTGATGGTTTGCATCGTCAGGGTCGAACCACATGCTATCATATCTAGCCATGTGTATGCCATCCTGCAACGCTGTATGTACGCCTGAATTAGTTACCCTGCTATGATCTAAATTTCCTAGTGCGTCTGAACAACAATAGCATTGGTTTGGTAAAAGAGGGTTAAAGTCTAGTGGCAAATTTGCATTGTAATCTATTTGCACATCATTCCAACTGGATCCCTTATTGGTGCTATAGTACACCCTGGCCGGAGATCCGCTTCCTGAATTTACCCTAGCAAACACGTTATCGCCGTGTGACCGAATACCCCACTCGCTATACGTGTACCAACCGGACCGGATCACAACCACTGTCCAGTTATCCCCGTAGTCATCCGTATACAGTCCCCATATGGGTTCCCAAAACGCTACAGCACCAGCCTGCACCCACAACCTACCTGCCACGCTTTTATCCACACAAAAACTGTGTACGTGAACAGACTGGCCCACCATACTGGCTATCTGTGCTGGCGTGAGTATGCTCGTCCAACTACCCCCGCCCTCCCGCCGGTATATTACCTTGCTACTTGAGAGCATTACGAATTGCCTGTAACCCGGTGCATGCGGGTCAATGTCAAACCACGCACAGTCTAAGGTAGGCAACCCTGCATTGATTGCGGTCCATACGGGTTGTATGGACGGGTCGCTAAAGTTTTCCGTACAATACACACCCAGTCCATATGTCGCTACAAAGATTTTCCTCGGCCAGGTCATTAATAGAAATAGGGCGTCAACGCTGCAGTACCTATTGCCCTCCCTCCATAGTGATAGAAGTCCCCGTCGGTAATGTACACAGCGTACCCGTCACTACCAGTTTCCGCCAATAGCTCCGTATCAAAGGCGTCTATCCGACCACCTAATGCCATGTACACGGCATATGCTGCACCAGTGGCGTTGGCCACATCTACCTTAACGTTCCTAAGGATTACGTTGGCGTCTGTCCCTCCCACAATACCGTAAATAGCCGAGGCATCATCCAAACTTCGGAAGATGTGTACGGACTCCATAGACCCCCCATTAGCGATGGACACCTGGCCCGTAATAATGCACTCGTTGGGGCTCCTGCCCACAACCGCAACCCCCGCTGGGATGGAGTAGTTGTTAGCGTACGTTCCTGGGGGAACTATGATAATATCTCCGCCAAGGGAGTCCGCAAGGGCCAGGGACAGCCCACTACTATCCCTCGTATACAAGGTTACTGACGAACCAGAAAACCTTGTAATGTTATTGGGACTTATATACGTACTAGAAAGGTTAAAGTCCCCGTACACAGCGTCGGGGTCTTGGAGTTGGTGTAATACCCTGGCAAGTTCTTGTTCCAACTCCCATATGCGTGAAGCGTTGGTGTCAATGGTGTGGTTGTCAGACTGCAGGACAGTGGGTCTTACCATATCTTCACCACCCCTGCCTTCCTCCATGATTGCCATTCGTAGTATTGCGAACGGTATTTCTTCCAAGCATCGGGGTACGCATTGAAGTACGTTTCCAACTGGTTGTAATAGTCCACCCAGTCTTCCTCCGTTAACCTATCCCACCTTGTCATCCAGTTGTACCACTTCGCCCAATACCTCCAATGTGACGGATACTGCCGGCCTCGGTTGGGGTCTTCTTTGAAGAAGGCATCCAACTGATTCATATACCTGCGCCAGTCAGCCCCATAGTCGGAGAAGTATTCAGCCGATTCGTCTGGCAACCCAGTAAACCTAGGACCCCAATCAGCGTCCGATGGTGGTTCCTTCGGGAGTTTGAGGTAGGGCTTATGCACAGCCAGAGGGGTGTACTTCTGTGGTCTACGGGGTAAGTGGGTGCGCACAACCTTAGGACCCTTCTGGCGCTGTGCAACCAGTGACGCCGTGGGGTCAAATGGACGTTCAGCCACGAACACGTGCTTTGTGGTGTAGATTGGGTTAAGCAATTCAGGAACCTTGTTGAGTACCTCAGCGGGATTGGTGTAGATTTCGTAATCCCAAAGTATGTAGTGTTTGTACCCTGAGGCTGTGTATAGCGCCTCTTTCCACGCATCCTTTTTGTACATCCCCTCCCGGCTGTGCCAATACGCGCCGTAAACCTCCAATACAATCTTGTACTCTGGAAGTATGAAGTCCGGCCTGTATCGTTCGTATGCCGCTGTAAAGGGCATGTCCCCCCAATACGCACCAAAGTAAAACGTGATGCCTCTGTCCACAAGCTCCTGGAATATCATCTTCTCGACGATGGTTCCGGGAAAGTCTGGGTAGTAGTCCACCCACCCAGGTTGGTCAGACCGGGTCCTGGTGGCTTGTAACACCCCAGGACCCATGCGGTCCATAGCAGCTGTCCTTCGCTCCCAATACCGGCTGTACATGGCCTGTCGGGGGTGTAATGCACTAAGTTTTAATGACGGCATTATACCTCCGTTATCACCACTGGAAAGTGGACGCCAATCGAATGGTCGCCACCCACAGTATATGCTACCACTGGTACGTGGGCACCTTCATCACCCAAAGATACGATGGCTTTCGTGGTGTGCCCCGTAGGTGGTGGATATGGCAAGGATACGACGTGTGCCTGTCCGGAATCCATAATACTCCACAGGGTTTGCTGTACGTATGCGGCGGAGTTTTCTGTTTCCATGTTAATCCTCTTCAAGTTGTTCACGGCATTGGACCTGAACGTAATCATCCTGCGCCTGCGCAATGACGAGTTACCAACAGGGCCTATGAACATGGCATCCAATTCTACCCTGTCCAACGTCATTGGAACATCAGCCTTGGAAACGTTGGTAGATAGCATGGCAAGGTACGGTTTGAGTTCAATCTCCCTCGATACCACACCACCATTCGGGAAGTCAAACGTAACATAGCCGTCCCGGTCATTGGATGAATACGACTTGGTCTCCGTCAGCATCCACCGCAGGCTGTTTGATGTCCTGTAATACACGGACTCGAACGTATCTGTTCCGAGGGGTTGGTTGGATACCTTCAACCTAACACGTTGCCACGACTTGGCCAATAGTGGGTATCCCATGTCAATCATTCCGGTTTCAAGGTACCTCTCCGCCGTAAAGTTTTGTTCGGTTCCCTTGGTTCGTAGCGTGGTTATTGGGTCGCCGAAGTTTAGCCAGTTCTGTGTCAATACCGTACCAGACACCTCGTCTGTTACGGGTCCGAACACCAACGGGGAATTACCAGCCCTTGCATTCTCCAACGTGATACGCTCACCCGGAATCCTGAATAGTGTGGGCATGGGTAGGCCCTCGTCTGGTCTGCCTGTGCAATGTTCCGAACCGAATGGGTCGTAGATGCTTGCTTTGTACCCATCGTCTACCGAGGCATCCAATATCTGTGTAGACCCCAGGTTAATGTCTACCCTGTATACACTCCGTTGTCCGGTACTTATGTCCCCACACATCATATACACACAGTTAGGGCCTGAGACAATCCTCATGGGTATCTCACCCTCTTCTATGGTCACGGACATTTCCTCGAGCAGCCCGCCTGATGTGTACCTAAACAACCGCTCCCCTATGTTGAACCATAACGACCCTGCCATGACAGACATCAACATAAAGTTATCCCTGGATGTATCGTCCTCGAATGACATCACCCTGTATGTGCGCCCAGCCTCATACGCATATAGTCCGTCGTTGGCACCAATCATGAGGCGTCCGATAAACTCCGCCATCCGCATTATTCGTATACCAGGCTTTACGTCAACCCATGAGGACCATTTCCCCACTGTGCTTTCCGTGGGCTGGTAGTACGCTATCTGGTCAGATATGGGTCGAGACCGCCACAACTTTTCGTCGTACACAGCCAGTGCCCCAGCCGTCGTATTACCAACTGGTTCGTACACTGTATTGTAACAGTGTGCCATCATGTTCGTCCATCGCATACCTTCGCCAGCAGCCACCCCACTATACTGTGATATGTACACAACAGTGGAATGTTCCACCATGTCGTAGATATACGATGGAGTTGTCCCAGCTACACCCATAGTAACGTACATGCCACCTATGGTTGCAACCAGAGGCTGGAAAAGTACCTTCCCTATACCTACCCTCGTTCGCTGGTAGTAATACCCTGAATTGTCAGGACTGGTATAGACTGGGCTGTTGCTACCAACAGTCGTAGCGACGTTGTGCACAGCCACACCTGGGGTTCCCCATGGACTGTCCATGTGGGTAGTGTCAGAGGTTGTATCATACGTGTTCGCTACAAATCTGTGGGGTCTGTTTACCAGGGCGAGGGGGTATCCTGTCGGAATGGGTACGAGCCCGACGGCCCTTCTATACCCATGCCCATCAGCGCGTAGTAACCCACTCTGCCCTTCCCAACTATCCTGTACCCACGAGGCATAAGATGAATAATCGTACCCCGTAGGGTCTCCACCAGCTAACCTTGGAACCCGGTCTGGTGCGTTGTATACCCTGTATGTAAATGGAATGACGGACAACCCAATCGGCTCCACGTTGCTATTAATTGGGTAGATAACCACGTCATGTGTTAGGCCTACCTTAGGTTTAGTCATAGTTATCTCGGTATCGGTTTGCGTCTGTGGACACCACTTGGCTCAGGAACCTGCCTCGTACGTCTGTAGGCCTGGATTGCACGTGCCTCGTACTGGCCCACCAACACGAACAGGTCCCGTAATGGCAAGGCCTGTTCCGATGCGATAGCGGTGTACTGGTCGTACAATGCCCGGTCAGTAATCATGAAGTCGTAGAATACGGCTTGGGCCTGGAGCACAGCCGGACGGAGGGCTCCCTCATCTGGAATAAGTTGCGAGACAACTAGATTCTGGGAAAAGTTTTTGGTTCCCTGCGTGGTGTTTGCAGGTGAAATCTTCCACAACTTGTCAATGCTTTGTGGGTCCTCCGGAACGTGTCGAGTAATGAACTCAGTGATGTTAATTTCCCGCGTGGTAGATGTCCAATGTATCTTGGCCTGTGCCGATGGTCTCCAGTCCCTCAGGTCAGGGTCAAGTTTGGTGTTAAGTTTAAGTCCATGCCCCAACGTTCCACTATACTCCCACCCATACGTTGTTACATCCACAGGAGCGTAGGTTATCTTCTTGTCGTACATAATCTCCAACATCCCTGTGATGTTATCATGGATAGTCAAGTACGACGTGAATGGCGTGGGTATAATGGTGTAGTGAGGGATGGGTCTGGAGTCCCCATACGAATTAGATGCCAGCCTGATTTCCCTAGGAGTCGTAATTTCGGGAGGCAATCCTATCCGGGCACCAAGGGTGTGCACAACAGCAGACATGTACACCTTTCTGGTTGTGATAGGAAACATGGCCATTCCGTCATTCAGCGCACGAACAGCATGCGCCCGAATCGTACCCTCCACAGACCACAAACTGTTCCTGGTGGCACTGAGCCGGATGCCAAGAAGGTCCTGGGTTACGTCATAATAGCTTTTCATGATGCTAGTCCTTTTGCATCAAGTCAAGCCGGGCCTCTGCTACTTGATTGATATTGATACCGCCAGAGTGGCTTACCAATTTCAGGGAACGGAATGGATAGATGTCACTGGACAGATAGACTGCCCCTCCGGACGTAATGTTTACCATCCGTATCTCGCATGAGTAGTTGTGGACGTGGACATGTACAGCGGAAGGGTTGTCAGCAAACATCATCCCTAGTTTGGCAGGTGTACCCCATGAACGGCACACGGCTCCAATGTAACGATACTTCTTAATGTTGATAGCGGGGGAGGAGTACGTTCCCGCTACAATCGAAATTGGTGCATAAGTTGTTTCAGCCATAGGTTCTCCTAGTATGTAACCCCCAGCTCTCTCAACTGGGATATAAGCACGTCACGGAAGGTGGTAATGTCCGAAGAGGTGAGTTCGGACGTGCTGACAAAGCCCTCCACATTATCCGGCTTCCCTTTGAAGAAGTAATTATCGGGAAGTTCGACTGTCCAATTACAGTCATATTCCTCAGCGTTGTCATACAGTGGTGTGCCAGGCATAGGGATAAGCACATTGACGTCTGCTTTGTTTGGCCTGTTATCCAACAACCACCTTGCCGTAGCCTCCATCGTCTTCCAGGTTTCCCCCGGAAGTCCGAGTATGACAGATGCCTTATATCGTACACCAAGCTTCTTGCACCACTCCAACAACTGTGTATCCTGCGCTATGGTGGTGCGCTTGTTAATATTCCTTTTAATGATGTCGGAGCCGCTTTCGACCCCGACAAGTATTTCAGTTAACCCTTGCTGTGCCAACTCCCGGAAGAACTCAAACCCGTGCATGAGCGCGAGGTCTGACCTCATGAAACACCGCCATAGTAACCCTAACTCTCCGAGGTGGTTTGCAATCCTCAATGTCCTGTTGCGGGCTATGGGGAGTATATCGTCGTAGAATTGCACAGCGCCAAATCCCATACTTTGTATGTTGTTCAGGTCCTGTAGGACATAGTCAAGAGGAAGGTATCGTACTTTGGACCCGTAGATGTGGTTCGAGGAACAGAACGCACACGAGTATGGGCATCCCCAAGACGTCATTATCGTAGTGCACCGACTTCCCAATAGGGTAGCGTGGTACCTACGAGATACAGAACGTACCGGCAACGCTACGTCCAGCATATTATCACAACGTCCTAGGGATACCACTCCTCTTTTCGCATGTATTATATCTGTCACGTTGGTATTCGTGACCTCACCGACCGCTACCACATCAGCATACTCAACCACCTCCTCAGGATGAATAGTTGCATGGGGTCCCCCTACAACCGTATGTAGCCCTTCCTCATTACAATGGGAAACCCACTTCTTGATAGACGCTGATTGCGGTGTCGTTCCACTGAACCAGTATTGGTCAAACCCACCCACGACCCATGGCGGTATGCCATTAGGGTCGCTAAGGTCAAAGAACTCGGCATGGATGTTGTTCTTATGTAATGCTCCCCACACATGCCACAACCCCAGCGGTGGATACACCATTGGGTCAATAAGGAACGTGCTTTCAGGCCATATCAATGCTATCTTCATTGTGTATCCTTTTCGTCCCAAGACATGAGTATACACCAGTTCATACAGACATGCCCCTCATGTAACGCCTCCGGCACTTTAACCGCTGCGACCTTGTGCATACCTTTGTTGAGTAGCTCGGAAATAAACCACGCAATGTTCCCGTCCGTAAAACTGTGCAGGTGCCCATGGTGGGGTAGGGTATCGTTATCATACACGTCCACACCCCGTCCCTTGTGCATGTCCTTATACAGCTCGGTATAGGTCTCAAATCCGCCTGCAATAGCCTCTTCATGTAACATCTCCATTCCCCTTTCGGGGGAAGGTACACGCCATTCCTCCCATATGGTCATACATAGGAGCCGCGATGATACGTTAGCGGCGTGGAGGATGGCCCCCATAGGGTCCGGTAGGTGTTCAATGATGTCTCCCATAATGACCAAGTCAAATAAGTCATATCCAAACTTATATGATAGCCTATGTGCATCGCACTGGATGAACGGAACGAACTGATGAATCTCCGTAGAGAGTCGTGTATAGTATTCACTCCAGTCATCCAGGTCGCAATGCACAGCGAGATGTCGGAATCCCACAGGGTCGTCACACGAACCCACATTCAGCACAGCCCCCCGCGCCAATTTGAGACAGTTCCACTGGAACTTCTCCCTTGATGATACTGCATGTTGCCATTCGTACTCAGCTTCCATACCCTGGAAGAGAGACATATCGTTTACAGGCATATGTTACTCCGTAGGAATCGGGGGCGGTACCTGACGTGCAGCCTCAACCGCTGCTTTCGCAATGACAGGAGCCATTCGCTGCGTCATTTGCTCTGTCGCACTCCGCCCAGTGATAACTGTCTTCTGACCAAACCAGAAGCCCAGCACGAGCATGGTAACTTCCACGATAATCGCGGGAAAGTCAACCACCTCATGATTGATAACTTGAAACAATATAATAAAGCACAGCACTGAAATGAGCATCAATGTAACCACGCTCTGTATCAGTACACTCTCACCCAGTAACCTGAAAAACTCCTTGGTTACTGGACCCATCTCTTTTTTATCGGGCATACAATCTCTCCTTTATGAAATCATCCCACTTCTGAATTACGCTGTCCCATAGGAACTCCCTTGGTACACCCTTGTTGGGTCCTGGTTCGGGTGCGTCTTGGGATAACAGGTCAATCAACGTACTCTCCCACAGGTCCTGGTCTACAGGAAGTGGTAAGGTCCGGATGCCTTCGTACTTGCCCCACAACTCGGGCAAGGCGTCGGCGTCCGTCGTTACTACATGCAACCCAGCTGTCCAACCATCCAAGATGGTCATGGAGAACCCCTCTGTTGGTGCAACAGGGTCACATGGATATGCCAAAACGGATGCTCGTAACATTGCATCGGAGAGCAATGCCTTGGATACCCCTCCATGGTACGTAACGTTGTGCTTGCTTTGTAGTAATGGTAACATTCGTTTGATGTCCAACGCTCGGTCTGTCGTGACTAATTTGAATCCCTCCTTCATGAACTCGGCAGTGGTTTGCAACCACTTTGTCATGTCGTAGTAGATGTGCAACGATGCGTCGGGCACAGCCGTTTGCACCGCAGGCCATACTCGCAACAGGTGGTGTAAACCCCTGTCAGGGCTGGAACAATAGACCACCTCCTTTCCTCGCTTCGGGTACTTGACCCGTTCGAAGTATTCGAGCGTCGTGCCGTTAGTCATGTAAGGAACCTGTTTGTTTAATGGAACGCCGTACACTTCATGGAACCTGTCTGCATGCCAGCGGGATGGGTGGAAGTATGCATCAATGTTGTAGTCCATTACACCAACCTCAGTGTCGTTCAGTTGGTACGCAAGGATGTTCAACTTGGACCTCATGGCCATCCTATACATAGCGGCAGCGTCCCATGAAACCAGTACGTCTGTCCCCAGACCATATAGTACCTCCGTAAATATACCCTCATCTACGATTGTAAAATTGTCCGCTACCCGAAGTGGGTATGTGACGGACCCACACAGTATCACCTCGTAACCCAAGGAAGCCAACCCTGCGGAAATAGTAAGCACAGCCGTTTCCCCGCCCCCTAGTTGTCCACCTTTGGGGTCAATAAGCCGACTGGGATTGAGTTCCCCCCAGTACCCATACGCCCCTGCATATACCGCAATCTTAGTCATTGGTCAGCCCCTCCTCAAACATCTTTTCCCATTGGACAGCAACTGCGGCCCAGGAAAACTGTTTGGAATGGGCTTTACCTGCCTCCGACAATTTGTTCCAACGTCCCACATTCCTCAGTTGTGATATGGCATTGACCACATCATGTTGTACCACCCCTCCCTTAACTGTCTCTTGTAATGCCCCTACAGGCGTGGTAATTACCGGGGTCCCGGCACACTGGGCTTCCAACGCAGCCATGCAAAACGTCTCTGGCCAGAACGTTGGATACCACACAGCCCATGCCCTCATTAACTCCCTCGCCAACGCTAATCTTGGCAGGGGTCTATGAAGCACAATGGGTGGGTCGTCTCCTTCGCACCACTCAGGGAATGGCAGGTGCAATCGTTCGGCGGAAGGTCCCCAACCATACACAGCGGCCCGTCCGTACACGTGTAGTCGTAAATCAGGCCATCGGGGGATAACTTCCTCCACGAAAACTTTCGATGCCAACCACAACCCTCTGTCAGGATTACTAATCCACACGAGGTCTGTAGTTGACCTATCTTCATATCCTGAGAAGTTAGATGTGTCAACGCCATCTCCTATAACAAACACCCGACCTTCGGAGTCAGGCCCAAAGTTCCACACGGCTTTCTGGAACTCCGAAATACATACCACATACTGAATGGGTGCAGATGGTTGCGGACTTGGCATGTCGTGTAACCATAGGACCTTCAATACGTTTTGGGTTGAATTTCTGAGTACCTCTGGCCACCGGCTGGATACGTGTACGTTAACACCGTCCCACTGTTCCTGGTACATCCGGTTCGTGTGTTCGTACAACACACCTTCAAATGTACCTTCCTGTCCGTGCGTGTACACCTTAATGTTGTGACCCCTACGGGCCAACTCCCTCGCCAAATACGCCACACACGCCTCGGAACCACCAAGCGCCTGTTCGTATATCGTGGCCCCGTTCCACGGCTTACCTGCCAGCAGCGGGGTAAATACAATGTTCATTAGTTGCCCTCCATTACGAAACCCTGATTTGCTGCGTGTCGAAAGTGCGATATGTCAAACGCTTGCTGTCCGATGTGACCACAACTTACGTTGGGTTCAAGCATAGGACGAATCCCAATACCCCTAAGCTTCTCACAGAAATAGAAGTCCTCCCCAACCCCAGCCAAGAATTCGAACCAAGGACCCAAAGCGAGGGCGTCATGCACAGCGGCATCTGTAACCCCTTTTAAGCGTATAGGGAGCCTGGCCTTACCCGACAGGATTCGGTCACGTGCCTCACGTAGCGCGGTACGTCGTTCTTCGTGATGTTCGCGCAGCGTTCGGAATACGTCTGTCCTGACAAGCAAGCACCCTGCCCCGACGGCATCTACGTAGGTGGGTTCTGATGGTACGTCAATCATTGGCATGTAGTTATGTATACCCACTTCTGTGGCTGCTACAAAATATGCCTGGGGGATGAAAGGAGGATGTCGTTGAACGTAGAGTCCCGAGACAACTGGAACGCCGGCCTCAATATGGTCTACCAATATCGAAGCGTTTGGCGGTAATAGTACGTCACTGTCCACGAACCAAACTACATCAGCGTCGTGTTCCAGTGCCATCTCAACCAGTTTGTGCCTGGCCAAACTCACTATGTGCATGGCAATGGTCGTATGCACGAACTGGTGTTGCAACAACGAGGACTGCATGTTCGCCATCCTCATTGATACGTCCGGGTGCTCGAGATGAGCACCATACGGTGTAGCCAGAGCAATCTTCATTACACCCTCCGAATTTCCAGGTGATGCCCCACGGAGGGCCTTGGAGCACCACCAGGAAACAAGTTTACATATGAGTGTTGATTATCCAGGTGGCCAGACTGCGACCTGAACGCTAACACCGAGCGGTACTGCCCCGGTCCACGTCTTTGCTGAATAATAAACTGCGGAGTTATCCGCTGTGAGATATTGGAACTGGACGGTTGCGGACATGCCAGTTAGTTCGGCAGTCCCCATCTTGTTCTCAATCTGCACAAATCCAGGAGCTTGTTTCAAGCTGTGGACAATGGGTCCGCACGCAGCAGCTACTGTGTTGGGCGGACCTGCCACTATCTCTGCGTTAGTCTGGGCTGTGTTGCATGCCAGGGTCGCGCTGATGAGGTTGATACCCACACCGGCTTGACCAACAACATGCTCCTCAGTCAGTCCAGGCAGGAAATCGCTGGTTGCCAATTTAGGAGTAGTCATGTCTAGGCCTCCGAGGTATCATAAATCCAGCCGTGCGCTTGCTTTCCACGGTATACTTCCGCCGTGTACTCACCGAGCAGCTCGGTCTGCGTGTAGTCACCCAATGCAGGGAGTGGCCGAGAAGAGAATGGCCTTCCATTCAAGGGTCCTACAGCAACGTCTTCGGGAGACAGGATGATAACGTCGGAGGGTCGAACCCACCTATCCAGAAGGATTTCAAACGTACCAAACTCAGACTCATATGTCCCGATGACACCACCACCAACACTATCAGGTTGAGACGTGCGAATACGGGGGGTCGCCCACTTGGTGATGACCCTTTTATTCCACGCATTAACCACTATGAGAGATGGCATACCACCCAACTCCCAAATCTGTTGAAAGCAATCATTCAACTTGGCCTCAGTCAGTTCGGCACTTGCGTTGTCGATGACTGTCTCCCAAGAGTTTGTAATGCCTGCAAACAGAATGTACTCAGCCAACCCACCCATCATTGATACCCTGGGGGGACCTGCCGAATAACTCCGAACGCCGTACAGTAAGTTGTACTCCAACTGGATTGCCAGTCGTTTCAGGATTTTCGCTTCCTGATATGCACGTTCAGAGACATAACCATACCGTTGAATGACTCCCATTGTACCGGACACGATACACCAATCACGCATGATTTGGGTATAGTTGTACGGCATAACAATGTCAGTCTTCCGGCTGTCCATGCGAGCCACAGCGCCTTCCTGGGCAGCATTTCCAATCCGACGAACGGTAGCGCCAGCCGATGCGCTAGCATCGGTGCTTGCGCCTAATCCTGCACTTATCGTTACGGTGTCCGAGTTAATGGCAAGGATACGGCATACGTTGTTACCGACCAAGATTAGGTCGTCAACGTAACAGTTCTTCCCTGCATTAGACGAGAATACCATCGTAGCACTTCCTGCAGTGTACGCGCTCAACAGGGTCCATTGGGAAGGCGTTAGTTCGTCTTCCATCCACTCGTGCTTCACCTGGTCACAGGGAAAGTGGAGTGATTGATACCCAATTCGTTGAAGCAACGGAACGTCCACAGGGCTCAGAAGCTGGATAGCCTCCGAAATGTTACGCTTCTCGTTGGTGGTATCCGTAACGGTGAGGATTTGTTCCTGCCTATTGACAGTTACCATAAAGTACCTCCGTTAAGATATGTTTTACGATACACGCTTGGACGGGTCCTTGTAGACAGTGTTGAGATACGCCGCTACACCCCTGTCGGGATTCGTCTTTGCCTGTTTCCTTGCGTCATCGTATTCTTGCGCCAACCCCGTGGGAGCCCCAGCTTCTATACCAGACGGACCGCTGGTGGATGCATTAGGAGGATTAGGAACGCCATTCTGCATCTGTTGCATCCTAATCTCCAAATCCTTGCCGAGCTGTTCTACCCTCTTAATTTCAGCCACCTGTTTAGCATGCAATCGCATGGACTCAGGTGTTTGAAACGTGCCAGTGAGGTCGTCGGGTTCAATACCAAACTCCCGAGCAACCTTGAATCGAGCCGCCTCTTGTGCAGACGACTCGGCGAAGTTTTCCAGATTCCGTATATACTCCCTTACGGCTTCTGGCGATTGTCGCTCCGGTGGCGTCGGTCTTTCGACTGGCTCCGGAGCTGGTGTTGGAGGCGTTGCAGGTGCCTGCGACTCCAACAACTTTTGTATAGCCTTTCCCTGTGTGTCCAGTTGCTGTGTAAGTAACGTGAGGACGCTCTGAGTGTCAGCCCCCTCGGGGACAGCCGCTGGTGCGGGAGTGGTAGGTGTTGGTTGTCCTTCGCCTTCGCCAACAGTAGCCTCTTGTTCTTCTGCCATAGTACACCCTCCTTATTTATATAATTGTACAACAAAACGCGTAGAATGTCAATACCATATTTTACACAATCCCCGACCAGCGGTCTATAACCCCCGACCCAGGAGGTCCTAAGTCCGGGAAGTCATCAGGGTCTAACGAGCCAGGTGGTTCAACCCCAGGCACCCCTTCATCGAGTGGTTTGTCGGGCGGTGGGGGCTCGCCACCTCCACCACCTCCGCCCCCTCCGCCAGAGTTCCACTGTAATTCGCCGACAGGCACAGCCTGGTCTGGTGGGGTACCTCCCCACTCCTTCACATAATAGTCGTAGTAATGGAACCACGCCATAGCGGGATGGTTGAGTATCCAATTCTTTCGACGAGACCAGAACTCCACGCCAGGGTCTTCCTCTTGCCACGGGAACAATTCTTTGAAGTGTTCCTTTTCGCGGTCAGCCTGTGACCTTAACCCCGCATATGCAGCCCACCTGTGCGACTTCTCCGAATCATAATACCTCTTAATTCGATTAAGGGCCTCTTCAAACACAGGTATCATGGCATCCGACGGAATAAGCGACCGAACATCCGACGACAACGCTGCCATGATTACTGGGTTTTCCTGGTACCCAGCAAGGAATGCCTTGTTAGCGAAATAGTAATCCCAAAACTTTCCAGACGCCGAGCCACGGGAACCGAACCACCTATCCATGTCAGCTGTCCACGACCCGCCGACCTCCTCTTGCCTAATGGAGTCATGCACAGCCTGGTTGTAGGATTCTACTTCCACTTCCACGTCAACCTGGTCAGGGGTCGTATCACCGAACCATTGCTCGTACTTGTCCGGGTTGAAGAAGTACAGGTAATATGGATTCTCAATCTGTGCCCTGGTCTTCGCCTCACGTGTGGCCTGGAATGACGCCCATACCTCAGGGTTCGCATCCCTCCACTCATCCTGTTCCTTGGGCGTTTCGAGGGCGTAATACATCTCCTCTTCCCTAGTGTATGGGTGGTTGAGTTTGTACTCTTGCTTCTGTTCCTGTGCCGTGGCCCACCAATCTGGATGTTCCTCAGCCTTTTGGGTGGCCTCCTTGTTTACCAAGAACACCTCGTTCAGCTGTGCGTATTCGATGGCCTTGGTGTACTGGTCGTCCGTGGGGTCCAGTGCGTCCCGTGTGTCACGATTCAGCAATGGTCCAAGCACAGGATTATCATATGCCGAACTGTCCAGTATCATTGAGTTAATGAGGTCCCAAAACTTGGACCTTGGGGATTCGGGGTCGCCGTAATACTTCTCCACCAATGGCGTCCACTCCCCTGTACCCAACTCCCATCGGGTGCGTTCAAGTTCCGCAAGCATCTGTTCCGTTTCCGTGGGTGGCGTAAACCGGAGTATGTTGTATTGTACGTCCTGCGGTAGCGAATAAAATACGTTGGCCAACTCAGGGTTGTTCCGGGTATATTCAGCAAACGTTTCACCAGGGGCAAGGTCAACCCCAAGCGTCCGGCGAATCTGTGTCCGCTGTCCGGGCATCCGGGCATAATAGTCACCTATAAATTGTTCTACCTCGTCATCCGTCCCAAACATCCCAGGCATAACCTCTTGACGCATCTCCATGAAGTTTCCGAACTGTGGGTCAGTCCACGGCAGGGTTTCCAACCACGGACGTTGCTTGGACACGTACCCATACATAGATTGTAACGTCTGCTCACCGTACCCTTCATCAGTCAGCATGCCCTCAATTACATCATATGGAATACCCTTACCAGACACCCATGCAGCAAACTCTTCCGGTAACCACCCAGCGGCTTCCCGCGTCTTCCACTCACTTTCAACCCATGCTTGCAAGTCAGGGGCTAATTCGTTCATGGGCAACTCCATCCCCTGTTCAGGTTCGTAGTAGTTTGTGGGTCGTGGAATCCATCCTTCCTCCGGCACCTGTTCGCCTTTTAGTTCGTGGTATCGGTCCCACCCAGTCGCGAAGTCCCGCTTACGTTCCCTCCATGCAATTTCTTCTGGTGACATATACCGCTCTCGGAAGTTGATGTACTCTTGTTCCGATATAGCCTGACCAAGTTCATCAGCCAGTCCGGGCACAGCCCGGAGGTATTCCTGTTCCATATCATAGTATTCTTCCCACGATATGTTCCCATTGGTGTCCTCGAAGTCTTCCGCCTTGGGTCGCATCTCCTCCAATGCGTAGAGCACAGCGGTACGGGATGTAGGGTCAATGGCGTAGCCTGTCTCCCCAATCTTTTCTGGTGGGTCACCTAGCCCGTCAATTTCTGCCCACATGGCCTGGTTGAGCTCTGTTTTGCGTGGGTGCCACGGGGGAAGACTGGATGTCATTTGAGCGTATCGTACAAATATGGCATCCCGTCGAGCCATCCACTCAGCCCACTCAGGATTCTCCACAGACGCAATGGCCCTCGAATACACACCTTGCGCAGGGTGTGACGTCCGGAAGAATGCCTGCTGTTCAGGGGTCATGTCTTTCATCTTAGCGCGGTCAGCCCGCAATTCAAGTTCCCCTGTGGAAGCATACTTTATCGAGAAAGGAATGGCAAGGCGTATCGCTGAGAACAACCAGCTCTGTTGGATAATCTCGTCATTGATACTTTCAAGTAGTTGTTGATTGTTGCCACCCTCCGCAATGAATGCTTCCTCAGGGTCAACCTCGCCCATCTGTGTCATGAACGCAAGCTCTCGCCTAATCTTATATTCCCTCAACCATGACGAACCAGGTACGCGAACCTCACCCCATTCAATTTCCTTCCTATACAACCACGGCCAGACCCTCCCCACAGGTCCAGTCAATCCGTAAGGTGGGTTGTTCGATACAGGAATGTCAAGTTGTCTCGCAACATACCGCCCTGCGGCCTGGATACCTGGATAGGGTGTCATGCCCAGGTACTCGCCAGTCCTAGCCAACCGACTTGCCAACTTCCTAGCCCCGGTTGCGTCGTCTTCGGCTGGGGAAATAAACAGCTCCTGTCCCTGGCTCATGATGGAAAAGATGGAGGTCAAGTCCGTTGCATAATACCCATCCTGTGCGAACCCTGACTCAATCATCTGGTCTTGGAATGGCACAGGAACAGTCCCGTTAAATCTTACTGTGAGGTTGTTCCTGTCCCGCTGGCTCTTCATCAATGCCATAGACCGAACCAATGTAGTCCAAATGGCTGGTCGGTTCCTGGTCATTTGATACCACATCAAAGGGTTACGTGTCTGCCAAGTTGTAAAGGGGTAGAAGGCCCCGAGAATCTCCTCCCAGTTTCCCTGCATTGAGTAATCAAACAGCTTGTCGTTAACCTCTTTAGCACCGTACAGCTGTGCCGTTTTTACTTCCTTGGTCAACGTCTCAGCCACGGTTGCTATGGATTGGTTCCAGGACTTTGTTTCCTCACCAGTACGTACCACCGCTTGGCGGAGTTTGCCCTCATTTTTCTTGACGCCGTTGTACCATTCAAGTACGTCGTCAGCAAGTTTCCGTCCCTCCGCGGTTAACTGGTGCGCTTTGGTAAGTGACATTGAAATGTCGGAGTCCAACCCTGCCTTAACCTGGTTGTGCATGAACAACCTTGTATACATTGCTGGGTCTAGGTCCCCATCCGAGGTCATCTTCCGGGCGACGTCCAACGACAGGTCCTTAATGTCAGCTGGGATTCCCGTAGACGTCAACCGACCATATGACCAGGGGGCTGTACGTTCCGTAACAACTGTGTACCCGTCGAACATACCCCGAATGGCTGGTGTCGGTATATCATAATCCCACAGTACACCCAACGCCACGCCAGCCTCGTGCCAATCAGCCCGCTTGTCCAGTACGTACCCATCCTGAAATTGTGTAACTTGATTCCTTGGAACCTCAACAACAATTCCTGTCCGATTGGCCGGAACTTCATCATACAATGTGGAGATGTTTATGAGGTCCGAGATGGCTCCCCAATCGGCCTTGTCAATGTCGGAAGACTTAGTTGCGTTTCGTACAGTATTGAAGAACTCTGGATTGTCTACATCCAGCCACAACCGGACATGCTGCGACTTGTACGGCCTCATGAGGCGGCTTGCCTGTTCCTGGTTAAATGCAACATCGAGGCCCGTGGCCTTCTTGTAATCGGCAATCGTATCAAACGTTGTGTCCTCAAAGAATTTGACCCGAGCGGCGAATCCATCTATGTCATACTTTTGGAAGTCAACCCGCTGTGCAGGTGTACGAATCTCACCCAGCGTTTTGCGAACGAGGTAGTCCCCATACCACTTTGAGTATTCGGGGTCAGTCGGGTCAACTACCCTCCCTGCCCTCGAGGAAATGTAATCATCCGCACCCTTGAATCCAGACAAGTCAACAAATTCCTCAGGGGCATACCACCCCTTGAATCCGATGTCGTCAGCCGTTTGCGCCAACAAGTCCCACGCCTTCTGGAAATACTGTTGCCTCCACATGTCATCCATACGTCGTTTGTATGCAGCCCGTTGAACGTCCGTAATGGTTCCGGCTACAATCTTCTGCTTGTACCCGAACCGAATCTCAGCCGCCTTAGCAGCCGCTGTAGCCGCATACGTCTGGATTTCTTCAAACGTACCACGGACAATATCGAGGTTGTCTTGGGTTGGTTCCCGAACCAGCGTGGATAGTAAGTCATCAAAGTTTTGGTCGAGGAGTTCCCGACGTGCGAGCAGCCTTTCACCAAACAACCCCCACTCTTCCGGAAGGAAGTCGGCAGGAACAACCCGGCCAGCATATGTAATGTCCATGTCCGCATACAGGTCTTGAATACCCTGGGCCAAGACGGGGTCTGTCTCCCTAATCATCCGTTGTACTTCATCGAAGGTCATCATGGAGATTACCCTAGACTGTTCGAAGTACCGGCTCCACAGAAACCCTATCTTCTCGGGATTAGCGGCAATGTCCTGCCGTACCTTGTTGTTCAATTCGTCCCTGGCCCACCTGGACATGCGTTGTACGTCACCAATAATGGACCTCAACGTGGTTGCTTTGAAGTCCGAAATAGCCGCCTCGGCCCCACCTTTTGTTGCTATATCGTCAGCCCGGCGGAGGCTGAGGTCAACAAACGAATCCATGGTTTCGAACATCAGGTCAAGTGTACCGAATACGTCATCAGCACCATACGCACCCACTTGCCACTTATCAAATACCTCCATGGCATTGTGCATATATTGGGAGGCGTCAGCCGGGAGGAAGTCAGATACGGCGGACTCGGGAATGATGTCGGAGAAATTCCTCATGTACCCCAACACCTCGGCAAACGACATTCCTTTGGAAAGTTTCTTGCTCATGGTCTCAACAATAGAATCAGGAACGCCAGCCATCTTTGCAACCTCAACCACAGTGGGAGCACCCCACTTGGCCATGTAGTGCGTAAATGCCTGGTCGTAAATTTGTAACCTAGCTCCCCGCTCTATTCCATTGGAGATGTCTCCACCCTTCTTTATAATGCTGGCAAAGTTAATAGTATCCAATGCCTTACCTACCCATCCCATTGGCTCCACAAGTCCAGCAGCTTCCAATTCTGGGACGTTCCGGGGTTGTACAATATTTTGGAGGAAGTCAGGTAACTTCTCTCGAACGTTTGTTTGAAGTAGGAACTCCAACGTATCAACAATCTCAGGCGGCTTCCCTATTCCGGGGATGGGAACATATGACCAGTTGGGAACGATACTCTTCCCAATCTCTATGTTAACAAAGCCCCTGTCTACAGTATCCATTACAATACCGCCCCACCCCCCGACGTGTTTAGCCACGCGTTGGAGCGGATTCGTTTCGAGCGGGTTCATAATGTACCCGCTCAGGATTCCCTTACTGGAGTTGTCGGTGAGGTTACCTACCATGTACGCAGGGTTAGGACCAAGTAACAATTCCTTCTGTAGCCTCCGGAAGAATTGAAGTGCTTGACGAACTGGGTGCTGGCTAGGTTTCTTTCCAGTTACCCGTTCATACACATGCTTATACGTGGCATCCCCAATATAGTGGGTTAGCCACTGTGGGTTTTCTTGGAGCATTGCCTCCCAGTTTGCACTCCCCCTAAGTTCGAGGAATGATGGATTGTACCTGGACATCAAATCGTTGAACGAGGCCACACCCTGTGACCTCATGGCAACCTGCAGGCTTTCAAGGGCCTGTTGGGACTTGGGGGATACGTGGTTCAATATGTCAGACCTGTACCCACGCATCAAATCATCCAGGTCATTCATCAACGTACCTGCACTGTTAACACCCTCGGTCAGGTTCCGGGCCATGATGGCCTCATTCACGGCATGGTTAACGTGGGATACTTCCAGCCGAATTCTAGATGTTTGGGATATACTGGTTAACCACTTAGCAATCGGAATCTTCCGTAACAACTTACCACCGACTTGCAGGATGGGCTGTACCACAATCTGTGCCGGGAAGAGCAGCTTCGAAATGAGTCCAGCTCCTACAACCCAGTCAGGGTCAAATACAATACCCCCAATGAACTCAGGCCAAAACTTCTCATACTTCTCTATGGACTCGTCAACATCCATACCAGCCTCAATATCCCGAATAAAGTTAGACATGTGCTCGTCATCGGTAAAGATTAAAGACCACCCTATCTTCCCCTCGTTCCAGTATTGTTTGTATGCATCGACAGCCGTTGCACGTTCCTCGGGCGTGGCAGCATCCTGGGAAATGGCATTACCAATCATCTCTTGGAACAGGCCGGCACCACCAGCTTCCTGTCCTATCCAATCGGATGGAGTCAACGTGGTAGGAACGTCATCCAGGAATTCAGCACCAATCCTAGACGATGCCCACACGGCCCGTTCGGGCAACTTGGAAAACTCCACAGATGCCCACCCCAACGCCCACTGGCTGAGCAAGTTGGTAGTAATTTTCAGGATGTTAGGTGTGGAGGACTTACCATCTGGACTAACCTTAACGTCCATCTGTTCGGGTCGTGCAGTCATGAGGTCGAACACACTGTTCAATAACTTGGTATCCTCAGGGTCGTCGGCGTCGGTCCCCTGGTGAAGCCACATGTTGTATGCCGACCCTTGAATGTCGGACTCGTCCAACGAAGGGGAGGGCAGGGGCACAGCGGCCGGGAGGGGATTCCTTTCCTTGGGACGCCAGACATCGCCATACTGAACACCTGGTAATACGTAATCCTGCCAGTTGTCCTCTTCGGGTTCAGCCGGTTGTGGAAGGTATCTGGCAGGAATCTTTTGGGGCTTTGGAGCCCCAGCCTTCTCCGAAAACGGTTTGCGTGGGGCACCGAACTCACCCCTGAGCGTTGACCTGGGTGGTTGTGTCCTGACAAGTCCCCGATTCTTCCATTCATCCGGGTCTTTCTTTAATTTAGTTGGTGGCGCAAGTTCCGCAGGTTTGCGCTTTGCAGGCTTGGCATCTTTGGTTTTTGGTTTGGGCGGCGTGGGGTCTAGACCTTCAAACTCCCTGAGCCATGGACGTTGATTCTGTGCCATTATTGGGTCTCCTCAACTGGCGGACCGCCGAACATACCTGGGCGAGCCGTAGGGGCCATCTGTCCACCGGTTCGTGTTAGGAACGGAGTATTGCGCGACACCGGGCGTTCAGGTCCGCTTGGGACAGTTGGTGCAGCGCTATTAACGAGGCCAGGCTGTTCGAGGCCGGGGAGCGGAGATTGTGGTGGTTGCGGTTGAGTGGGTTGTTGGGGTTGCTGCTCAGCCTGCTTCGTTAACGCTACAACGTCTGGATGCAACACGGGGTCCTGCAGGTCCTCATGTATCCGCTGGGATTCCGACACTGGGTTAGTAACGTACTCTAACTGTTCGTGTGCGGTAGCCAACGATAACAACTTTTGGTTATACAAGTACGCCACGTGCTGTTCTTCCGATATGCGGTCGCGGGGGAGTAGGTTACCATATGACACCGTACATCCCAACTTGTCCATGATGTCTTCCCGCAACAACGACACGTCAATAAACTTTACGTCACCGGACTCACCCGCACCTGGGCGGTCAGCGGCATAATACTCAAGCCGGCCATTCGGGGCCATGAATTTCTGGCACAGTGAAAGGCTAAAGGATAGGACGTTCTGCAACACCAATGACCGCAACGGAACTTTTAACCCGAGGGAAATTTCCGTATTGGCATACGCTAGTCGTGCCCCGACTCCAGATGGAGCATCCCCGCCACCAGCAAGCGCGCTATGGGGCAAATGCCCCAGGTCCTCCATAGCCTTCACTGTGTCAATACCATGCTGTCGTACAATTTCTGGGAGTCCCACCCACGTAAGCGGGGTAAGGGCCTCTGTTTCTTTCAACGGAATAACCTCACCTGCACCCATACGGATGTCCGCTGTTGGCTTTGACCACCCCTCACCGGAGGTATATACCGTTGGTGGGTCTACGTTCTTGGCGATGGCCGATGCCGTTAACGTGCGGATAAGGTTGAGGTGTTTGTTTTCGTCCTTGACAAGTTCCGAATCGGCTGTGGACCCCTCGAGCGTTGGGTTCTTCCCTGGGTTGAATATGTTGGGAACCACGAAAAATGGAGCCCTACCCATGTTGTGGGCTTCCAATTCCTGTAGGGGGTACATAATGGCTTCCTTGGCAGGTTTGATGGAGCCAGGTTCGGTTGTGTCTTGGGAGGTCGTAGCGAATATACAATACTGGTCCTTGTCCCAGTATTCGATAAGGTCTACCGTACCGATTGGGTTGGAGAAGTCAATTGCTGTAGGCGTGAGCTTTACGCCGTACTTCTCCTGCACAGCCTCAACCATCATGTCGGG